GCATGGAGAGCATCCCAGATTACAGTCGCAAGGAGTTGTTCACTAAAATCGAATCCTTAGTCAAAGATCACGAGCAGGTTGCCCCGCGAGTGATTTTCAAAGGCACTGATTATTACAATATGATCAGCGGCCCGATTTTTAAAGAGCTAATGGATAGGTTCAAGAGTTAGAGAACAACACGAAACGGTTCAAGTTCAAGTTGGCTTACAAACAACACACGCCCGAGATCTCAGCTTTCATGACGCAACAACGTTGCGCAAGTTACATGGAAGCTGATTTCACAGCTAATGATAAGTCACAAGTGAAGGACGTGATGGAACTTGAACTGATGTTCATGAGACGGTTGGGTTGCCCTAAGTGGTTCCTGAATTTGCACGCAGCTAGCAATAGGTTTTCAGCATATAATACGAAGTACGGCGTGTCCGCCGTTGTTGAAAATCAGCTAGCGACCGGTGCTACGGATACCACTTTCAGAAATTCCTTTTGGAATTTGGTCATTTTTAATGCTTGGGCTTACAAGTACCGAGTTGAAGGTGCCATTGTTTGCGTCTTAGGAGACGACATGGTTTGTGGCTTGCCCAGACGTGTTAGGCGTTGCGCTTACCACTATGAGCAAGTCGCTAGACTGGCGCGTATGACTGCTAAGGTCACCACAGCCCCACGGTTGGATCGCATGCACTTTTTGTCAAAACATTTCGTTCCAGTTATGCTGGGCGAAGAGAGTCATGTGATGCTTCCCTTCGTGGGGAAGATCTTGGCTAAGTTTAACGCCAGGCCGAATGCAAACCAGTCCGTCACCGACGACGAGTATATGGCAGGCAAATCACTGTCACATTGTTACGAATTCAGGCACTGTCATGTGTTGCGTGACTTATTCGTTCAAAGAGCCAATTACCACTTGTCACTCTCGGGTGGCAAGTACTCTTTGGAAGGAATCACGTACCACGTTAGGCAGTTTTCTGTTCATTATGGAATGATCGAGTCTATGCTTGATCGCTCCTTGGAACACGCGAATTTGGTAACAACTGGTGATTTGACGAACTTTTGGCTCACCTTGGCTGATATGGACTTCACCGACGTTTATCCCCTCTTCAAGCGCGTAGTGCTTACCCACGGGTATGGCATTATCGATTCTTATGCCTTGTCACATCTGGTTGACTACTGACCCACCAAACCTGGTCGGAGGAACGCCAGTGCGACCCGGCTGAAAATAAGAGGTGTTTACGTTCGGTTCATCTCAGATCAAAGCCCG